AGCTGGGTAATGCCCGACAGACGCAAGGTCTCCAGTTCCTTTTCCAGTTTTTCCTTTTCGGTACGCAGCGTCGCGTTGGCCGTCTGGTAACCGAGCAACACATTAATCTGTTTCTGCACTTCCTGCAGTGTGGCGGTGTCCGCCAGCCCCAGCATCAGGGCGATGGTTTTCAGTTGTTCGTTCATTGTCTGTAATGTTTGGTTTTCATTTAAGCTTTTCCTTAATAGCGGCAGGTCGCATCCGCCTCCTGCATCCAGCCTGAGTTCCCGCCCCTCGTAAGAGAGCCGGATGTTGTCGTCATTTCCGCCGATGTCCACCATGCTGTATTCCATCAGCTTGCAGCGGGTCACGGTAGGACGGGTTTGTCCGGGTTTCAGCAAGGCAGCATCTTCGCTTGTTTCAAGTATCTCGAAGTTGGGCGAACCCATACGTAGCGTGCCCTTTTCCCATTGCTGCTTTGCCAGACGCGATTCTTCGCGTACCTCATCAAACCAGGGTTCGCCGGTCACTTCTCCATCCGCTACGCGTATGTCCTTGATCATTCCTATTACCATGCCCCGCTGGTGCATCCAGAGCAGTACGGGATTCCGGTTAAACTGCGTCAGGTCGATGCCTTCGGTACGGATCCACGTGCCGTAGCAGTTCAGCGTTTCGTTCGATATTCTGATTCGTTTTGCCATTTTTCCGTTCGTTTGACGCAAACTTACTCTGCCTTTCCCGTCCGGGCAAAAAAGTGTGTAACGGTTGCAAGGAAGTGCGTAACCTGTGCACTGTTTTCTGTAACGCTTGCACTTCTTTTTTCCCTAAGCCCAAAAATGGATGAACTTTGCCTTAAACGAATATTAAACACAAGGTAAAACATGGCTAAAAACGACACAAAACAGGAGCTGGCCCGGGTGCTCTACATGAGCGGACTTTCACAGGAAGAGATTCTTCAGAAAGTGGAAGTGAGCCGTCAGACGCTTAGCCGGTGGATCAATACTCTCGGCTGGAAAGAGATGAAGGCGGCACGCAACATTACCCGTCCGGAACTGGTGAACAAACTGCTGTCTTCCATCAACTCCCTGCTTGACAAGGCGAACGAGCCGGGGAATGAGGATATGCTGGCCAGCCTGGGCGACAAGCTGATCAAGACGGCCACCGCCATCGAGAAGCTGGAGAAGAAGGCCAGCGTGGTAGACCGTATCGACACAATGATCGATTTTGAAAACTGGCTGGCGGCGAACCGTGAGAAGTATCCCCAGCTGACCAACGAACTGTTCCAGCTCGTGAACCAGCTGCACGACGATTACCTGAATGAACTCTTCGCCCAGAAAGGAGGCTAAGCATGACGGAACAGGAAAAGAAAGAAGCTCTTAAACGATGGCAGGAACACTGCAAGCGGGTGGAACGGATGACCTCGCAGGAACGGGTGGAAACCGAAGCGGAACGCAAGCGGAACATCGCCCGTGCCCTGAGAGATTACGACTGTTTCTGCCAGCGCTACCTTTCGCATTATTGCCAGTGTCCGAATGCGAAATTCCATAACGAAGCTGCACGCTACATCGCCGCTCATTCCGAGCTGCGTCTGGTCTGCAAGTGGCCACGCGGTCATGCCAAGTCGGTACACCTGGACATCGGCATCCCGCTCTGGCTGAAGTTCCGGGATGAGCTGCATGTCATGGTACTGGTAGGCAAAAGTGAAGACAGTGCCGACGGCCTGCTGGGAGATTTGCAGGCAGAACTGCAGTACAACCAGTACATCATCCGGGACTTTGGCGAACAGTACAACAGCGGCATGTGGCAGGAAGGCGAATTCGTGACCAGGGATCAGTGCGCCTTTTTCTCACGTGGCCGCGGTCAGTCACCCCGTGGATTACGTTTCCGTGAAATGCGTCCGGACTACATCGTGGTAGATGACCTGGACGACGATGAAATGTGCCGCAGCGAAGCCCGTGTACGCGAGATGACCAACTGGATAAAGGAAGCTCTGTTCGGCTGCTTCGGCGGAAAGGACGGTCGTTTCATCATGGTGGGTAACCTGATTGCCAAAAACTCCGTGTTGCAGAAAATCATCGACACCCCTACTGTAAAAACCATCGAAGTGAACGCTATTGACCGCAACGGGAATCCTGCCTGGCCGGAGTTCTACACCATCGAGAAACTGCGCGACCGTGAACAGTTCATGGGCTACCGCTCGTTTCAGAAGGAATACATGAACAACCCTATCACCGAGGGAGCCGTGTTTCAGGAACGGTGGATACGCTGGCGGCCAATGCTGAAACTGAAATACTACGAGCAGATAGTGCTCTACATCGACCCTTCGTGGAAATCATCCGGAAAAAACGACTACAAGGCTGCCGCCATGATAGGCCGCCCCAGGCGCGGACTGAAAACCGCCTCCCACCGGGAACTGCATCTGCTGCGTGCCTTCTGCCGCCAGTGCAGCGTAGGCGAAATGGTGCGCTGGCTTTACGATGTCTACGAGTCACTGCCTGAGGATGCGGCGGTCAGTATCTACATGGAAGCCAACTTCATGCAGGACACCATTCTCGATGAATTCCAGCGCGAAGGTGACGCACGGGGCTACCAGCTTCCCATCATGCCCGACAAGCGGAAGAAACCCGACAAGTTCGCCCGTGTGGAGGCTATTAGCCCACTGTGGGAACGTGGTTACTTCTTTTATAACGAAAAACTGAAAGAAGACCCCGACATGCGGGCCGGAATCGACCAAACACTGGCTTTCGAACAGGGAAGCCGGGCACACGATGACTTCCCCGATGCCAGTGAGGGGGCAATTTATAAATTACAGAAACAAACCCGTGAGGCTTCGTTCACTCCCCGACTGGGTGTAAGGCGGCCTCCTAAAAACTCATGGTAATTATGTTTATCACCGAACAAGACTACATACAGGTCAGCGCCGACGCGCTGAGAATTATCCAGCAGGCTACGGACGACAATCGTCTGCTGGCCGAACGCCGTGCCATGGACCGGATTGCAAGCTATCTGGACGGACGCTATGACATGCAGACGGCCTTCACCGCCGAAGGCGAAGCAAGGAACCTTGACCTCGTGGGACTGGTGGCCGACCTGGCACTCTACTTCATGGTGCTCAGTCTGCCGCAGAAGATGGGGTATGAAATCCGGAAGGAACAGTTTGAAAACGCCATCGCCTATCTGGAGAAGGTACAGGCTGGAAAGGCGGTCATGAACCTGCCCGAACTGCAACCCACGGGCGAGGAAGGAGAACAGACCGGCGCCGGTATACGCTACGGCTCCGACAAACGTAACAATTATATCTGGTAACTACTATGGCAAAGAAACCGAAAATAGAATATCTCAACCGGATGAATGCCGCCGAAAGACGGCGCATCAAGGAAATGAGCGTCAAGCTCCAGTTGCTTACCGAAGCACTGACACGGCGTGACCTGGCCGACTGGCGGCGTGCATGGCAGATGGCTATCAACGTAGACAACCCAAACCGTACACGTCTGCTGAACCTCTATACCGATGTGGATGCTGACCTGCATCTGACCGGATGCGTGCAGCAGCGCATGGGATTCGTGCTGAACAAGAGTTTCAAGCTCTGCGACGTGAAGGGCGTAGAGAATCCGGAACTGACGGAACTGCTGGAAGCTCCCTGGTTTAAGGAATTCATGCGGTTGGCATTGGAAAGCACATACTACGGCCATTCACTCATCGAACTGGGCGACGTGGTGGAAGTGGACGGACGGATGGTCTACAACCGGGTCAGCCTGATTCCCCGTACTCATGTCATTCCCGAATACGGAGTCATCATCACCCACGAGAACGACACCTGGCAGGTGGGCTATGACTACCGGAACAGTGAAATGACCGACTGGTGCATCGAGGCAGGCGGTACGCATGATCTGGGCCTGTATCTGAAATGCGCCCAGCAGACTATCCCGAAAAAGAACATGTGCTCGTTCTGGGACATGTTCGGAGAAATCTTCGGTATGCCGCTGCGAGTGGCTACTACCACCAGCCGCGATCCGAAGGAATACGACCGCATCGAACGGATGCTGCGCGACATGGGAGCAGCCGCTTACGGCCTGTTCCCCGAAGGTACTACCGTCGATCTGAAAGAAAGCACCCGTGCCGATGCGTTCAATGTGTACGACAAGCGTATCGACCGCTGCAACTCGGAAATATCGAAAGGAATTCTTACAGTAACCATGACTATGGAAGACGGTGCCAGCCTTTCGCAGAGCGAGGTGCACCGCAAGATGCTGGAAAACCTGATTCAGAAGGATGCCGACCTTATCCGTGACCTGGTGAACTGGCAACTCATCCCCCGCATGATCCGTCACGGATTCCCGCTGAAAGGCTTCCGCTTCGCGTGGGATGAATCGGTAGACTATACCCCTGAACAGCAGGTAGCCTACGAGCGTCTGCTGCTGGAACACTACGAAGTAGAGCCGAAATATTTTATCGACAAATACAACATCCCACTGAAACGGAAGAAGGACACATCCTCCGTAGCGGTTCCGGAAGTCAGGAAAACGGCACAACAAAAATCAGGAAAGGAAGAGCAGAAGCTGGTATTACCGGAAGGAGAACACCCTTTTTTCGACTAAGCCCCGACGATTATAAGGGGCTGCATCAGCGGTACGCCGACATCCTGAAACTGGCGGCGGAAGAAGATGAAACACCGGAAGAAGCGGAGGAAACCATGGAGTTTCCCACCCTGGAAGCCGGATGGATGCTGCTCATGGGATGGCTTTATCAGCAGGCGGGAATATCGCCTGAAAGCCTGACCGCCGAAGAGGTGCAGCGTTTCATCCGCACCCATACCGATGTGCTGGACGGAGCGGTAGACACCGCCCTGAAGGAAGTGCCTCTGGATGACATATCGGTGCAACGACTGAAGGAATCGAACTACGTGTTCAGCGGTATCAAGACCTTCCACGAACTGAACGAGACTTTCCCCTCCCTACTGGATGAAGAAGGAAACCGCAAGCCGTTTAATCAGTTCCTAAATGATGTTCAAAAGGTATATGACACCTACAACGTGCAGTATCTGCGAACAGAATACAACTTCGCCCAGGCATCCGCTCTGATGGCGGCACGATGGAAGAAATTCGAGCAGGATGGCGACCGATATAACCTCCAGTACCGGACCATGTACGATAAGCGGGTACGACGTACTCATCGGATGCTGCATAACATCACCCTGCCCATCGAAAGTCCGTTCTGGGACAAATATTTCCCGCCCAACGGTTGGAATTGCCGCTGTACCGTGGTGCAGGTACGCAAGGACAAATACCCCGTGAGCAACGAGCAGGAAGCCATGAACCTGGGCAGTCAGGCTACCGCCGGAAAGTATCAGGAAATGTTCATGTTCAATCCCGGCAAACGAATGACGACCTTCCCGGCATACAATGGCTACACCCTGCGCAAATGCAACCGGTGCGAAGTACGCCCTGACAAGATGAAGCTGGCTGCCGACATTCCGGACAATGAGGTATGCCGGGCGTGCAGGCTGCTTCAGGAAATGCGTGCCGGAAAAGAAAGGTTACAGGAACAGCGTAAGGCTGTCCGTCAGTGGGCCAAAGAGAATTTAGTCGGAAAAACCGTACTGGTTCAGGGAATACAGAATCCGGTGGAATTCACCTCAAACGGTATCAAGGAAGCATTGAACCAGCCTCACAAATTTGTAAGGGCAAAGAATGAAGCAGTCTATAATCTGATCAATCTGCTGAAAGATGCCAAGTTTGTTTTGGAACGTCCGGATGAAAAGGGGAATCCCATGGTGATGAAATATCATTACCTGCGCATCCGCATAGCTGATGAGGATTCATTTGCCGTAATCCGGGAACTGGTGGACGGAAGATGCCAGTTTTATTCCATCGTGGAGAAGCTGAAAAAAAGAAAAGAGAGCGACTGAAGCCTTTAGTGAAGGATCTGCAATCCAACCCAGTACTTCGCGTCACTCTCTCTTCTGCAAAGATACGATTAATTCATTAAAAAACAATGTATAATGGCTGAAAAATCAAACCAAGTAAACCGGGAGTTACAACGCAGGGTAAACCGGCTGATAAAAGAAACACTGAAGGACATACGGACGGAAGCTTTGGATGAATTCGACCGAAACTTTGAGCGGGAAGCCTTCTTCAATGAAAAGTGGGCACGCCGCAAATTTAACGATGACAGGAGCCGGGGGCTACTTGTCCAGACCGGAAACCTGCGCCGAAGTATCACGGGACGCATTACCAGCCGCGACAGCGTGGTGATAGAAAGCACCGAACCGTATGCGCAGATACACAACGAAGGAGGAACCATCACTGTAACACGGAGGATGAAGAAATATTTCTGGTGGAAGTATATTACCATTATAGGCAGCAAGCGGATGAAAGCCGGAATACCAATTACTTATTCCGAACGTTTCAGCCGAAAAAAGGACGGAACCCTCCGAAATACGAAACGGAACCGTGCCCTTACAGAGGAAGCCGAATTTTACCGGAGAATGGCTATGAAAAAAACCGGAAGCAAAATCACCATTCCCAAACGCCAGTTCATCGGGAACCATCCCGACCTGGAAAAACTGCTGAAAGAAATCTTTTACAATAACGCTAAAAACTTTGACACACTATGAGACGTATGCTTTATCTCGGCCTGACCGAAGCTTTAAAAGAACTGAAAGACGACGGCGGACAGCCGCTGATCCGGCACATTGACCTGTGGAACGAGCAAGTGGAGTTTATCGAACAGGAAGAGCCGTTTGACACCCCGGCGGTGTTTATCGAATTCCGGCCAGTGCAGTGGCGCACGCTGGGAGGAACCACCCAGCAGGCAGACGTTCCGTTCCGGTTGCATGTGGTCACCAAATGGCAAGGAAGCGCAAGGGATGGAAGCGTGTTTCAGGAAGAATCGCTGGAACGCTTTGATCTGTTGGACAAGATTGACGCGCACCTGTTCAACTTCTTCCTGTCTGTCCGAAATGAATCTGTCTGTATGACCCGCCGAACGGGCAGCAGCACCAACCACAACCACGAGGAACTGGTGGAAGACATCAGCGATTTCACCTGCCAGGCCACACAGACTTTTTAACCGAAAAGCGTCAGCTGCCGTTCCGCCTGGGCGATGCGCTCCGTTACGCGCGGATCGGCGCTGGCGTTGATGATATTGTAGAAAGTCTTTTCACAGATGCGGTATTTCGGCCAGATGTAACGACGAAGGATTTCCCGGTTGGACAGTCCGCTCCGTGCATGCTCATCATAAATGCGCACAATGTCCTGCACGCGGAAGGCATAACTCATTCCCACTATTTTCTGACGGTTACCTTTCATTCTTTTAAGCCTTTATCCTTTCCGCAAAGATACAAAAAACCGCACAAAAATCAACACTTTATGCCTTGAATCACCTCTTCCGGCACTTTGGACGACAGGACTGCCGCTGCCTGCCGTAATTTTACAGCGTCATGACAGAAACAACTGATTTATCAACCCTCAAAAACATTACTGACTATGGCTATCAATTACAGCATTGCACAGATGAAAAACCCCAATGACAAGGGGGCACCGGCAAAGTATTATGCGAAGGCACAGGCATCCGGAAGCGTTGACATCAACGAACTGGCCGAAGAAATCTCGTACTCCACTACCCTTACCGACGGAGACGTGCTGAACGTGATCCGTGCCCTGGTGAAACAGATCAACAAGCATATTTCCAAGGGTGAAATTGTGAAACTGGAAAATCTGGGCAGCTTCCAGGCGCAAATCTCCAGCGATGGCGCAGAAGCTGAAGAAGAATTCAGCACCGCCAACATCCGGAAGGTATCGCTTCAGTTCCGTCCCGGTATCGGTCTTCGCGGTCAGCTCAGCCTTGACAACCTGACGTTTCACAAAGTGAAGCCGCTGAATGCTCCGGCAGCGGAAGAGGAAGAAGGCGGTCTGGGAGCCTGATCACCGACTACCCGGCAGTGACTGCGACATTACTGCCAGGTAGTGATCCAACTACCCTGCGGTAATTAATAATTTACTACGGGGTAGTTTTTTCATTTGAATTTAGTAACTTTATAGTCGATTCATTAACTCTTAAAAACGACACAAGCGACCCATGAATGCCATTTACCTGACCGATCTGGCCCTGCTCTATTTTCCTCACAGCACCCCGCGAAGTGCCGTTTCCCAACTTCGCCGCTGGGTGAATCTCAACTCTGAACTTCAGCAGCGTCTGACCGAACTGCACTACCAGAAAGGACAGCGCGCACTGACTCCCCTGCAACATGCCGCCTTCGTAGAGTTCCTGGGTGAACCGGGAGAATGATACCATACACAGACAGCAATCCCCGGCATCGGTTTCGGTGCCGGGGATTGTTCTGTCAGTCTTCAATGTAGAAGTCCAGTTCAAGCAGTTCTTTCATGAACCGGTCCCGTTCTGCTTTCGACTTAAAATCGCTTCGTAGTGTTACCCATGAATCAGGATGATCCAGATTCTTACACTTGATAATCGGTTTCCCGTTTCTTTCTTCGGCTCTGATCACCACAAAACCAGAATCACATACTTTCTTTTGGTCTTTTGCGTTCATGATCAATCTTCTTTTAAATAAACAAATTCTCCTGCCAATAACAGCACTGGCTCACCAACACCCATTACCCATTCACCACGCTTATTATTTTGCCCTATTGGCGGTGAAACTATGTCATGTTTACTACCTGGAGTAATATTCGCAAACTGATCGCCAAAAGCCTTACAGTCTGTAACCATAATGCGCTTGAATGTGTTTGCCTGTTTTGGACAACACTTCTGCATCTTCTTAATATCAGATTCTCTGATAGAAATTGTACCTAATCTGTAAGATTTACCTGTGATGCCGCATTTCCTACATTTATACACATCGTACATTTTCTTGACTCCTTGAGTTGTCAGATTCTGTTTTTCCCAATCGTGACCGCCGGTATTAATATCAAATGTTTGCATATATCAATCCTCCTTACTTTTTCGAAGTTCCTTAATAAGAATATCAGCTTGTTCTACACTAACTTTTGCTGCATCCTCTAGAGCTATTTCATTACGCATAAGTACAGCGACACACTCCTTTGCAATCTCATATCTGCGTTGCTCCCAATTAATGTATGGCTCATAGTCAATTATCTCTAATATATTATCGTTAATTACATGCTGTGTACCTGCGTAATCATTTCCACCAATATACATCTGCTCGTTATCTGGCAATATACAGCCATAGTAGTATCCATCGCAACCACACCAACCATTAGTTATTTCTACTTCTGCACCTGCTATAAGTGTGTGATTTAAATCTATTTTATAATTATCTTTAAGTCTCGCTTTCATAGTCAGTCCTCCACTTTTACAAATATTACACCTATCCCGTCTTTTCTTTTCAACGCAGAACAATCTCCAACATCTTTAGGACAATTTAATTCTTGATCATAAAAGTAGCATCCTTCACAAAATCGTTTTGCTTTTACACATTTCAGATGAATTATTCCACAATGAAATGTTTCTCCAATTTTATGTTCTTTTTTTTGCATAATCACTTAACTCTAGATTTACATTCTAATATAATTTCACGTATAATTCCGTTTGTTGGTGATGTGATAGTATCTCTCATTGTTTTAGATATATCATTTTTCCAATACCCTGAATTAATTACAGAGCATATTCTTTTATATGCTTCATCAAACAGAGATTTATTGTGCTTATATCGTTTATCAGTTCTATCTTTGATTAAATTTTTCGCTTCTGATAAACTTGTTGGTATTCTTAACGTTATCATAGTCACTCCTCCATATTAGACAATAAATCCTCCACGTATGCCCATTTCTTCAAGCCGAACACTTCCATTGTCTCCTTCCAATCAAAATTAAAAGGTCCGCAAATAATCGGAGAATATTTATTTCTCAAAGCAATAATCATTGCTCCGTTTTTCGGTTTTTCGCTAGTATTATGCCAAACTGAATTAACTCTCCATTTAGCACCGGCTTCAAAAGCTTTTTGAACGTCATATTGTTCCTTAACTGAAGAATACGTTAAACTATCTTCGTATTCTTCTGCTGCTTTCTCAATATCTTCTTTTTTCATAAATCAATAATTTCAATCTTCAAATCACGCTTCAGTTCCCGCATCATGTCAGCGGTATCATTGTTCTCGACGTCAAAGCAGATACCCAGTAATTCCGGGTTCTGCTGTGATCGTTGCACCTTCAGATCGCAGGGGCGGTTCCACTTCACCCAGATGAACATAAACTGGCTGATCATGCTGTAATGAATCTTAGCCGCCACTCTGCGAGGTCTGAACAGATTAAGGTTCTGGTTCTGCATAGGGTTCTATGTTTTTAACAACCTGTCCACTCAACCAGATCCGTCCGCTGCCCTGGCATTGCGGACACACTTTCTGCTGGGGATATTCCCGGCGCACATCTTTCTCTGCATATACGGTTACTGAGCCGGTTCCTCCGCACTGGCGGCAAAGGCATACACGGCGATGGATATAAGTCTTTTCTGTTTTCATCTTCTGTCTGCATCATTAAATTCAGGTTTCACATCGGGTTCTGCTTCGTAGGGGTAAACGTCCATAATGGCGGTTTCCGATACGGAAGCTATCACATAGTCTGCCAAAGTTCCTTTCATGCCTTCGTCCAGCTTCTTGATGGCATCACGCAGATCGGAAGCCTGTACCAGTACATTGAAAGGAGTACGCTTTTCTGCTCCGCTCTTCTCATCGAGAGTGACAAACCAAAGTTTGCACTTAAACCAGCGGTCGGCAGACTCTTCTTCACAAGCGAAAAGCTCATTATAATTAGCCTTAGCGACTCCAGACACCTCGAACTCACCACTAATAAAAGGAGTCATTTCTTCGATAATGCGAGACTCTGCTTCGGTGAAGCTGAGCGCGTCTATCAGATAAAGTTCAGTTACTTTCTTATTCATTCCGTTTTCCAATGTCTTTTCGAAACGGATTTTACATGTAAACCAATTGTGCATCATAATTTTTCTGTTTTTGTTGAGTTTTTAAATATTACGTTAGTGTGGTCTTCTCTTGAATCATCCATACAGTTAAGTCCGTTGCCGTAGCAGCTTATGGTGTGTTCAAAAAACCAGCATCCGCTGCAAGGGTCTTCCGGATCTTCAACTTCGGCTACTTCGAGCGTATGTCCATTCCAGGTGAACGTTTCACCCAGTTTGTTCTCTTTTGTCAATTTTTCCATGCCAGTTTGATTTTATCTTTCAGCTTATTCCAGTCCCTAACCGCCATACGTGGTTCCATCCAGCAGAGCCAGCCCAGGATTCCCAGCAGATCTCCAAGGATCCGGAACAGGAATCCCAGGATGATCAGCGGCCCGATGACAAGGGAAAAGGCTGTGAACAGCATGATTTGTGTACGTTTGTTCATTATTCGATGTAATAAGATGTTATTACCAGATTGCTTCGCATTATTATGAGAGATAACCGGTTATCGTCTTCTCCCAGCCATACGTGGATCAACGCCCGGCGTGTGTGTCCCTCATTTTTCAGGTTCTCAATACATCCTTCGATAATCACTTTCAGACGAAGGTATTCATCACGGGTTGGCTCCAGTTCCCGGTTCTGAGTTACACGGGTCATGTATCCGTGCAGCTTCTTCATCCAGCGCGGCCACTTGTCGCGTCGGATGTTGGTTTTAAAGGTTAATTCAGCCATAGCTATTCCAGTTTTACAATTTCGCATTTCGCCAGGAAAGGAGATAAATTCCGAAAATTACAGGCGTTAATGAAGCTGTTGAATTTCCTTGCTTTTTTAAGATCTTTGACAAAACATAATTCATACGAATAATCGGATGATAATTGGGGGTAACCTTTTTTAAGATAATCTCCAGCTCCTGTCTTAATTACATATATCCCTTTCCCTCTATCATTTATATTTTCACCTGTCCAACAGTGTATGCAATGAGGTCCGGATGGTGCGTTGTAATATCCTTCGTTGGGCCTAATCTCTATTCCACATTTACAACAGAGTAACTTATTCATCTTCCTTTTCCTCCTCAATCCAGAATGTGATTATAGGTGTATTGTAGAGAGTGTATACCGTAATGCGATTATCTGTGCGTTCTATCTTATGGGTTACACCAAGTTTGTTTTTAGAGTTTCGAACGATGTATGTAAAGTCGTTCAAATAGTTTTCTATTACGTCCATTTCTTTCTTTGCTTCCTGCTCGGTAAGCGATTTAATTGGAAATCTCTTATGATAGTATCCTGATACCTTCAATGCGTATGCAGGAGCAGGCTTTTTGATAAATTGTCTTTCAATTCTGTACTTTTCCATCTTTCTTCCATCCATTAAGTTCATAAACCTTATCCCGTGCTTCCTCTTTGGATCGGCACTCCTCAATGGGAGTGCCTGTGCATGTGGACTGAGTGTATTCATTCCGATATACGATCCATAGATTTCCACGGCGGGAATAACTGTACTTAGGCCGTCTGGACTGCATCGCTTTCTTTCTTTGGTTCGACATAGAAAGATTCGTCCTGTACCACCTGAATGCCAATTTTCGGGAATAATTCGGCCACTTCAGGAACTTCCCGGTCGGCCAGCAGCTTGTCCTTGGCCAGTTCCTCTGTGGTACGGATATAATCAGGAAGGAATTCTTTTACCAGGTTTGTAACCGAGGCCCAGGTAAAGCCTTTCAGATTCTTCAGCTTCGGGTTACCGGTGCGGAATCCGATGATACCATGTGCCGACTCCAGACTCTTTTTCTTACTGAAAAGCGTATCCTTATTCTCAGTGGCGTAGGTCTGCATCACTTCAAAGGTGCGGTCTTTCGTTTCGTTCAGCTCGGCCAGCTGGTCGGCGTACTTCTCGCGGATCTTAGTCATCTCCTGATCCATCTTCGCGGTAAGTGACTGGGCCTTTGCATCGGCCATCGCAAATTCGGCAAATGCCTGTTCGTACTGTTCGCGGCTTACTCCGCTGATTACTGTTTTCTTGGTTCTTTTTGTTGCCATTTTAATTGAGTTTTAATCGTTATTTAAATTCTGTATAACACAAACGTATTTTCCCTTCAGGATTAAGACCTTGCATTATTCTTTTAACCCCCATCACATCGTCTGTACGCCAGCATGTGCGGATGCTCTTACTCGGTCTGTCAGGATAGTAAAAAAGAACTCTCCACACGATGTATTTCTTTCTATTCATCCCTCATGTCCTCCATTGCCGCCATGTCGTATTCCATTTTCATGGCTTCGTCGGCCTGCTGTCCGCAGAAGTTTTCCAGTTCACGGAGTATCGTTACACGGTCGCCGAAATCAAACTGCTGCATGCGGTTCATAATGTCATTCTGAATTTGTTCGATTGTATGTTCCATGGTATCTCATTTTATAGTTTTTTTATACGTTTCCTCTTTATCCCGTTCCAGCATTCTTATTTTCGCCTCATCCAGGCGGAGCATAAAGAACAGTGTGGAGATGAGCAGGCAGAGGACAAACACTTGTGCCTCGTCCATCATTCCGCACACCGTTGTGGCGGTAAACATACGTACCAAGTAATTGACCGACATAGCTATCCAAATAACAGCCATCCACAACGTCCATTTCTCTTCAATCAGTTGTTTCAGTTTCTTTTTCATTTTCTGTAGTTTTTAATATCCATCCTTGTCTGAGGAACTTTCTGACAGGCATTGCTGTTTGATTGAAGGAATGATGTCCTTCACTTGCATCTGCGATAAATGAATGTCCATACAGTTCCGACCTGTATCTTTTAATCTCAAGCAACACCCATCCGTCCTTCACATCCTTTATTATTACTGTTTCCGGTTCCGTCCATGGAGAAAGCTTCTTATCCGGACGTATGTAGATGTCTCCCGGTCTTGGAGTCTTTCTCCTTCTACGAGTCCTTATATCGTCCATAACAGTATCTAAAACCGGTTCAATAAATAGCAGTGAAAACATTGCCAGAAATAAAATATCCACCCAGTTCATGACTGTTTCCTTTCCTTGTTAGCCCTTGCTTTCAGTTGGCGGTGCGTGGCATTCAGCTCCTCGTAGTTCTGTCGGGATACGGGTTTCTTGCATGCGCCGTACTGACGGAGCCACTGGTTGAGCTTGGCGATGTTCATTTCACGTTCTACCGGGTCGTCCACATCGTAGGGAGCGTTCAGACCGGATATTTCGCACGAAAGACGGTAGATACGGCATACCAGACGGTATTTACGCTTTTCAACCTGAGCGTTTGACCCGTCAGGGTCTAAAAGGCGGCTTATCATCTGCCGTGCCTCTTCCTTGGTCAGTTCCGCAGAGGTGGATGTGCGACCGCCGCTGTACTGGCGTATCAGGTGGCGGTATGTGTCTTCATCCAGCCGGTGCTGCCGTTTCAGGCGGTGAATGAGCTGCTTCTGTTCATTCGTCGCCGGGAGTGTAAGTTTCCTGTTCATATTCTTCGTTGTTTAATGGTTTCTCACTTTCCAGCCACTTGCGTTCCGCTCCTTCCTCCCAGATGGTGTAGTAACCCCTTGGTCCTCCTTTACCGCGACCGATGTAGATGGCACGGAACCCGTGTACCTGTATACGGACAAAACAGTCACGCTTTACGGCGTAGGCCGCTTTCCCTTCCACTTCCTTTCCCTCCACATGGCTCACATAGACGAATATTTTGCTACGGAACTTCTTGCGCAGGGCAATGATTCCTTCTGCCGTAGCCTCATACTGGTTGACAAAGTATTGCAGGGAGTCGATAATCACCACATCAGGACTGCGCTGCTTCTCCATCATCTCGCTCAGTTCCGGAACGGTCAGTGCATCGGTAAATACAATCTTCTGCACCTTTGAACGGATTCCGGCATCTTTCAGGTCTTTCTGGAAATCGGCACAGAATCCCATTTCCAGCGAAGCGACCAGTACACGGTAGCCCATGCGGTCGAATTCTTTGGCAAGCTGGAGGATGAAGCGTGTCTTTCCTTGCCCTGCCTTTCCGTACACAATCCAGTTGCCGCCCTTCTCACGGTTTCCGAACGCCTCACTGAAAGGTTTTGAAAAGGGGATGTAGCTGTACTTTCGTTCTTCTATATTGGATATGCTCAATGCCCTCATACCTTCATCGCCCCCTCGCTGAGTTCCTGACGGATTACCACATCATCAATCATGCTTGCCAGCTCGCGAAGGTCGTCCGAGAACCATACCGTGCGCGGGTCTTCCGGATTGGGCTGTTTCTTCACTTTCGGCAGCTTTCCCCAGATGGTTTCCGCCATGTCCTTGTCGGGGATTCCGTTTGCCATGCAAATGGATACCACGTCTTTCTTAGTCGCGCCCAGCAGGGTAATGTAGTTTCGTCCGAAACGTCCGTCTATCTCATCGTAACCTTCGATACGCCCCACGTAGCGTTTGATGTTCCGCTCCAGTGTCTCTGTCCCTGCCACCAGGCATCCCATGCGTCCCAGCGTGTCGTCATACAGTGGAATCAGGCAGTTCATGGCCGAGTGGGTGAGCTTTCCGGCATCGTCTATCAGCAGGATGGGGTGGCGGTCGGCCATGTGGTTCATGTGGGCTGCACATATGTCAAGCAGTTCGTCATTGTCCATGTAGCGGTTCACCTTTTCGCCCATTGCGGTAGCCAGCTTGGTCAGGAACTTGTGGCTCGACCACTTGCGGCATTTCAGGTAGATTACGGAACCGTCACCGCATACATTGTACAGGTCGATGAGCGACTGGGTCTTTCCGCTTCCGGAACGGCTGCTGATGCAGTACCACTTGCTCTTTCTGCGGGCTGCCACAAACGCCGTCTTTACCTGACGGTAGGAGGTGACCGTGTCCACCACGTTGCGCGAGTTCTCGAAGAAATAGAGTCCGGCGGCAATCTTTTCGGCCAGAATGTCATCGCTTGCGGAATACTTGCCCGTACGGAACAGGCTCATGGAAGTGTCCGAAACGCCGCATCTGCGTGCCAGTTCGGCTGCCGAGCTGCCACGGCTTATCAGGTTGTCGATATACTGCTTGAGTGCTTGTTTGTCCATAATTAAATCGTTTTTAAAGGTTATGTAAATCATCTTGAAAATCTCATGTCGGTAGGGTTCCATTCGTATGAGTCATCCTCATCCTGTGCGGTAGGAACTACCAGTTGCCTTTTCGGTGCGGGTATCGCTTCTTCTTCCACGACCACCGCGTCTGCGATGGCATCCCTGGCCTCGGAGCGGCGGTCCTTGTGCTGTCCGTGAATGTCGGTAATCAGTGCGCGGTCAAGCAGAGTGTTGCTTTTCAGTTGCGGATAACGTGAAATCATTCCCTGAAGGGTTTCGTCCACCTGGTTCTGACGGTCGATGTACCGCTGCTCCAGCTCATCGTTGAACTTCCTTACCTTGCTTCGGTGTTCGAAGTGTTCCGGCTTCTGGTCTACAAGTGCCATCGGTACGGTGATGTCACGCTGCATGGTGAACCTCAGTGTGCCGATTTCCTTCTTCACCCGGTGTCCGGACGTGGATTCCGCATTGCAGATAAGCACATGCGAAAGGTCGTCGGGGTCGTAGTGCACCACCCAGTCCTCGTTATAGTGGTTTCGCAGCTCCATGTTGAAGGTCTCGAAGTTGAGCCGCTGTCCCATGAGTTCCATGAGCAGCCCCTGACCCGTGAGGCGGTTGGTGCGTCCGGTGGTTTCGCCCATGAGGAAGAGGTATTCATCGTCATTGAAAGCGATTCTCCGTTCGCCCGGCGTGGCGGCCCATGCCTTCAGGTAGGCATCTCGCTTCAGTTCGCGCTCCCTGTTCATGATGGTGTGTATCTGCTGCATCACCACATCCTCTGTAGGTATCAGGTGGCGGTTGTTATTCAGAATTTCAATGTTCGGCTGGCTGTCACGCTTGGCGTTGATGTTCACCCCGCTCCAGTTTGGCAGCATCTGGCAGTAGGTCTTGTTGATGTGGTTGAAGTAGGGTTCTATTATCTTCGACTTCGCATTGCCCAGTGCCGCAGGTGTGTAGTGAACGGTCATTGCCTCGTAGAACGGAACCATCACCTTTTTCTGGTAGTTGTCGCTCTGAAGCTGCATGGGCTTGTAGCGAGAGCCGAACAGCTCCTTGGTGTGCTTCACCGCATTGCGGAGCGCGGTGCGTATCAGTGCGGGGCTTTCGTGGTCGCCTATGGCGTAGCCCACCGGATATTTGCCGCAGGCATCAAGCACCACCACCATACATTTCCGGTTGGTGTAGGAGGTCTGTTTGGTACGCTTTATTTCACCATCCACTACCTTTTCGCGGATAACCTGCTTTTCGTACACCAGCTCCACGTCCCATCCGTCCAGTGTCCAGTAGGTCATGGCCGTTTCAGGCGGCGTGCGCTTTATCTGCATTTCGTACTTGTTTTTCCATGTATTGCCGCCTCTGCGGTGACCGAGCGAAGTGGACTCCATTTCCTTGCGGTATGCATCCACAGTGGCCGGACTCTTGATGAATGGGAGCGGTTTCTCTCCACCAGCTTCCCTTATCAGGTTCATCTGACGGATGACAAGGTTGTACTGTTCCATGATCTGCACGTTGTTCAGGTTCATGTGCTGGCTGAGCAGCTTGTGCATTACGGCCTCGCATTCCTCGTCCTTCACCTTTCGGGTGGAGGTGTTGCCGTGGTTCTTGTTCACCAGCGCATGGAAGCCTTCCTTTTCATACTGGAGTGCCTTTCGCTGGAGGGTCTTTCCGGTGGATGGCAGCTTGTGCGGGTAGCGTTGCTCGCCCCGGCTGTTTCGCACGGACAGCAGGTCGTTCACCATGCGGCTCAGGTTGTCCCACACGCTGACCTTCACCGTACCGTCGCCCACGCTCCGGCGGTTCTCGCGATACAGCCGGAGCACGGCATCCAGCACCCGTGCCTGAAGGGTGTAGAGCGCGGCCTTTTCGGGTTTCAGCTTCTTTCCGGACTCGTCGGTGAAGTCAGTGAAAAAGGTGTATGCCTCTTCGTTGTATTGCAGCTCGCGCTCCAGCAGGCTCTGTTTCAAAACGGCATCAAACTCCTCGTGCGGGTCGCCGTAGGCCTTGATGTATTGGTTCTTGATGTATTCTTCCATTGTGTCGAAATAGACTAATGCAGGTGATTTTGGCGTACTTCGTCTGGCTATGACTATTTGTCCTCTTTTGGTTTTTGAATAGTAAGTCCCTTCAGGAAGGAACCCGCTATCAGAACCAACACCGCTTTTTTTATTGCGGGTAATCAGCTCATTGGCGAAGACGCATACCTGATTGTTATAGATTACAGCCATGATTGTTCGTTTTTATCGTTTGTCCGGCTCCGGGACTTGAACCCGGATGGCAGCCGCTCGGTAAAGTTCTGCAAGCCGTGTGTGAGTTACTGGTTACGTGATTCTCTGTCCATGCGCCTTGCCGTTGGGATAAGTGCCAGGCAAAGGCAGATTGTAACTATCAGGTTCATTGTGCCGTCCAGCAGGCAATTCAGGATGGCGGCTGCAAGTATCAGCAGCAGGTAACGTGTAGTACGTTTCATGATTCGATTCTTTAAAAGTTTCTATCCCTATTCTCCCGAACCGGGATAGTTTTGCTACATTTGTAGTGTAATCAATATTTAAAATCTTATGACTAAAATATTTGACCCTCTTTTGCTAATCAAGTATTAATCATCTTCCTCTTCTGTTTCGACATCCCGTTCCACTTGGTTAAACCGGGCTATCGGGATGCCGAATATTCTCAATACGAAAAAGTGCCTTGGCTCTATGTTCTGACATACTTCATCAAGTTCTATGAATGTTCTGAGCCGCTTGCTTCTTTCTATATATTTCATGGTTGTTCCTCCTTTAAAGGTTAATAACTTCCGCATACGGGGTATTCTAAAATTCAAATGAGAATTCAGATATTCGGCTTTCACCTAAAAATCTTTCTGCATCCTGATAACTTTCAATTGCTTCCAGAGGAAGATATAAAGGTTCTTCGGAGGCGTTTTCAACATCAATTACAATTGCTTCTTTGTCAATCATTATACCCGCCTGATACTTCTTCAAAAGTCCGGATAGGTCTTTAACGAAATTTTCCTCTTTAGGAGTCATTTTACGATAAGTCTTCATAATATTTTCTTTATAGGGTTATCACATCATTGTAAGGGTTTTCCATTTCCTTCAGCTCGTAGAGTTTCGCTCCGTGATTCAGTGCATACGAACGGATAAGTCTTGCCGTCGGGCTGTTGGTGTCGTATGCCAGAGCCGAACGAACAGAGCGGGTTGTTACTTTCAGTTTTGCAGCGATTTCTTCCTGAAGTTCACCGCTTGCTTTAATGAGTTTTCTTGTTTCTGCCATTTTGTTATAGTTTTTATTGTGATTATTCGGTTAAAATTCCGTCCCTATTCCTCGCGAACCGGAACGGTTTTGCTACATTTGTAGCGATACTTAATCAAACTTTATTTTGCTTATGAAATTCAATGACAATGATTGGATTGAATTCCGGCTTAAAGAAGAAGCCGGAGAATGTAAGAAGATCGTTTCCGGCATGAAATGCGAAAAGCATAAGCTGAAAGCGCACTTCTTATACGACTACGACAACGACCTCACTTACGCCCATCTTACGAAGTGCTGCTGTCCGGACTTTGCCAAGAAAGTGGCGGATGCGCTCCGTAAAGCTGAGGTCATTGATGTAGTAGACATTAAAGACTGTGAATACACTAAGACAGTCTGAAATCCGTGTCAGTTCCACACGGCACATATCGCCGACCATGTAAAGGTTTCTCCGGAATCGTTCGTGGTTGGCGATTTTCATTGCTTCCTCTTTGGTGGGGCTCTTTGCGGTTATCAGGCATTGGAATATCAGCCTCTCCACTCTTTTGTTATTGGTTTTTCCCATAGTTTGCGCTTTTAAAGATTATTATTCTCATTGTTTAATGTTTGTCAGCTTGTCTATAAGCGAAAGACGAAGCTCCTTGTCATCAATTTTCGCCACATCGGCCAGAATATCTACCAGACGTTCCTTTGTCAGACGGTTATGGTTACGCTTCTGAGGTTCCGGCCATAAAGAAAGTTGGCGGCTCTTTTCAACTGTCCGCTGTGCTTCCTCTATTTTCGTTATCACCAAATCCTCGGCCCAGTCACGGAAAAGCCTTGCACGTTCAGACTTGACAAAGAAACCCAGACGGACGATGCCGCGTTTTGTCCAGAGGACTTGTTTAAACTGATAACCTCCTGATTTACAGTCGGCGTTACTTTTAGTAACGCTGGTATCTTTATTACTGGCGGAAGGAAGCTGCCTGAGTTTATAATTGCCTGATTTACAGTCAGCGTTGGTTTTTCCAACGCTGGAACCAGTCTTGCTGATTCCTTTTCTGTCATTTATTACCGTAATGAAGTGTTTACCTTCAACCAACTCTTCCTTGTGCTCCAATTTGTGTGTCCTGATTGTACCGCTTGAAACACCGTAACCTTTGGCTACTTCGTTGGTGCTCATCAGAAATTCATGCTGTTCGTCCGGTATCACCTCAACGGACAGGTTTTCCGAAACATTTTCCCTGATTTTATCCATAATTTGCGTTTTTAAAGTTGTTTCACTATCTTAGTGGCGTGTTCCTACTGGAATACTTTGCGAACTTACTAAGATTTTAGTAATTACCAAACAATAAAAGCGATAATTTTAGTTTAAAGCATAAAATTTCTAATATGTTAGTAACAACTAAAGAGAGAATATTGCACTATATTGAGTGCAAAAATATTCCTAAATCAAAGTTTTATAATGATTTAGGAATAAAAAGAGGGCTTTTGGACTCTGATAAGTTAAAAGCCTCTGTTACGGATGTTGTTATTGCTAAAATCTTAGCAATCTATAAAGACTTAAATATAAATTGGCTCCTCACCGGCGAAGGCAACATGCTCCGCAGTGAAGAATCCACGCCTTCATTACCGGTTCCAGAAAAGAAACGTCATCTGATTCCGCTTTTTGATGTAACAGCCATCGGTGGCCGTCAGTACGATGCAGATATGACAGCCGTATCAGCTCCATCGGAAATGATTGATACGGGAGACTGGTTTCAGGATGCCACCGCAGCCATGCGCGTGCAGGGTGACAGCATGTCGCCTGAGTACAAATCAGGAAGCATCGTCGCACTTCGCCAGATAAATGACCAGCGAATCATTATGTATGGGGAGGATTATGTGGTGGAAACGGACGAACTCAGAGTGATCAAGCGGTTGCAGCGTGCCGATGACCCTGCTTATCTGATGGCCTGCTCCATCAACCAGGAGCAATGGGAGTCTGGTCCTATGAAAGGCCACCTGATACATGAGCCTTTCGAAATACCGCGAAGTTCCATCCGCCGTCTCTTCCTCGTATTAGGAGAAGTGCGGAGAAACCACAGTTGTAATATTATAGATGTAGTGAAATAACCAATAAAATAAAAGACGTATGAAAAAACTATTACTAATGATGGCAATGATTCTGCCGATGTTTATTACAAGTTGTTCTGATGACGAGGAAACTACAGTGCTGTCAGGTACCACATGGGAATCGACAGAAGAATACGGGGAAATCGTGTATCTGAAATGGACTCTTACCTTCCAGGGAACTTCATTCAACATCAAGATGGAGACTGATGAAGACCTGGACGGTGATTTTGATTCAAGCGAATCGGTATCAGGCTCTTATTCAGTTGACGGAAGCAATGTTTCACTCACTGCGGAAGGTCTTACCATGCGCGGAACATTCAGCGATAATGTAATGAACTTGGATTCCGGTGAAGCTGGAGGAGAATTCGTTTATTATAAGAAATAACGCTGGGTATTTGAAAGGCGATTAAAACAATAATAATTATGGAAACATTAATAAAAAAGATTGCCTATAATCAAGCATTTATAGACCAGACATCCCGTCGTAAAGGAGATGAAAGGAACAGAGAGTTCTGGCAGAAAATGGAAAGCCTTCATCTTAGCTACCCCGATTGTGATATTCTTATCGAAGCGTACGCTAAGGAGCACTTTGCTACCGGGATTGCAGAAGACATTAAAATTACTTGCAGTTCTCCGGATGTTCAGGCTTTGGCGAATCGTATATACGACACTGATTATTATGTCGTACCTCTAAAGCTATCGGAACTGGGATGTGCGGAAAAAGACGAGGTGATTGCTCATATCTTGCAAAACGGCTGATACAATCAGTCAAGTATAAATGCATGTCTATGTAATCATTCACAGATACATTCTCCTGTATTACAGGAGTTATCATCGTGTTGAAATGGGAGTCCTTTACAATTAGATTACCCTTTTCATCCACAAAATCAAAAGAAACAATCAATTTTCCTGCCATACTCCTAAAAATAAGCTCCCGGACTTTCACCGGGAGCGTTCACTTTAAACCTAATACCTATAAAAACGCAAAATCACAAAGTATTGGGGAAGAACCCGGACTCGAACCGGGGACACAACAGCAGGCGTCTAGTACTGTTTGCTCTACCTTCTGAGCTATTCTTCCTATTGTTTCAGCTGTAATTCTACACAAATATAAGCAAAAAGTAAATAAACACCTAATAATCAACAAGATAAAACAAAACACACACAAACGGCAATGTATTAAAGGTGCAAACTCAAAGCATAAACACGTAATTCACGCTATATTTACATACATATAGCATCAAACCCGAAAGAAAAAAAAACGCAAATTGAATGGGTGTTGAATGGGTGTTAGGAACAAAACGTTTTTTAAAACCCATGGGTGTTGAATGGGTGTACCTCATGGGTGTTACGTTTTTAACAATAAAATTAACAGATTCAAGGCATGCACTTCAAAGGTATTAAATGGCATTTAATCCATGTTTCGGATATAGAAAAACGGCCTAGATTTCCCCGTTTTAAGGTATTCTAAGCCGTTTTTACGTGTTTTCTTGATATATGTAACATCCAGTGCCCGAAACTCGCTCTAAAGCCCCGTATTTTGTAAAGCCTATGTAAACCTCTGTCACATTTCGTTTTTGCGCCGTCCGCACATCATTTTTGCCGCAACTTTTTACCTATCAATGAGTTACGCATGTTTCCACTTCATCCCGCTGTGGTACATTTCGTTCTGTGCCCCGTACACTGTTCCTGAGAAACACCACAGTTCTTGATTTGAGTCTGTTGCTTAATAAAATGATAGGATGATATGCTTGGACTTAGCGCTAACCTGAACTATTACCTG